TATCGAAAATTCTGTCAGTGGACATCTTGAAATAGTTCATACAATCCGTTACGCAAAGGAAAATGTTACTACAAGTATAAACAATCCAACCCTACCGTTTTGTTCAGAAAGCAAGAACACAACAAATGCGACTGATATTCAGATGAAAATCCCGAGTATTGGACTATTTATCGAAGGCCAAGAAACATCAGCTGGAGAAACAAGAAATGCCATTAACAATACCAAGAGCGTAACAACTTTAGCTAACGTCCTTACAATCAGGAATAAATCCACTTACCAGTCCATAACGAATCAAGTAATTATACAGCCTGACTTTCTAACGGCTGCTGCCGATGGAACAAAAAACGTTACGTTAAAAATTATTGCAAATGCGGCATTAGGTGGTACACCATCTTATACTGACATAGGAACCAATACAAGTGTGGTTGACTATGATACAGCTGGAACAACAATAACAGGTGGAAAATTACTGGCAGTTTTCCAACTTTCAAAAACAGGTTCCATTTCACAAAACTTCCGAGAATTTGACTTTACAATGCAACCTGGAACTACAATGACATTTGCAGCAGAAAGTGCAGGTTCTAATGAAGTAAGTGTGGCTATCGCTTGGGCAGAAAGGTTTAAATAGGAGATATAAAATGACAATATCAGCACAAAGGACAAACCGCCCATTAAAGTTTGGGCCAAAGGACCGTAGGGAATTCATCGTTCAGGATTCAGAAGTAGCACTTCAGATTGAATACGATGGTAGTAACAACCCTATCTATATTGGAAGGGCTAAAGTTGGGGCTGCAACAGGCGAAGTAAAATGGCAAATTCAATCTTTGTCATATGATGGAAGTAATAACTTAACTTCTATCACCTGGCCACAGAATGCTTCTGGGAATCCTAGTGCAGAATATGAATTTGAATATGATGAAAGAGCAACGTACACTTACTCTTAAGGAAGGATAGATGCCATATAAATACAATCCATTCACGGGAAATTTAGATTTTTATGAAGCTTCGGCAGCAGGAACGATTTCCACGATTAATACAGATTCGGGGTCAGCTGCACCAGCTGCGGGTGCTATCACCATTACTGGTGGCACAGGAATCAGTACATCAGGTGCGGGATCTACAATCACGGTGATTTTAGATACACCTGTAACTGTAGCTACTGGCGGAACTGGGGCAACAACCGCAGCGGGAGCCAGAACAGCACTTGGGTTGGCAATAGGCACGAATGTCCAGGCTTGGGATGCTCAGTTAGACGATATAGCTGCCTTGGCAATAACGAAAGGTAATCTGATAGCTTCAGACGGTGTAAATTGGGCAGCTCTCGGAGTTGGTACAAATGGACAAGTCTTAACAGCAGATAGTGCACAGACTACTGGATTGATATGGGCTACTCCAACAGCTGGTACTGTAACTTCTGTTTCTGGGACAACAAACCGTATATCATCGACTGGTGGTGCAACTCCCGTTATTGATATTGACGCTGCATATGTCGGGCAAGCCTCGATAACAACGCTTGGAACGATAACAACAGGGGTGTGGACTGGAACTGCAATCGGAGAAACGGCAGGCGGAACAGGCCAAACAACCTATACAACTGGTGATGTCCTTTACGCCTCTGGGGCGAACACATTAGCAAAACTTGGCGTGGCTTCAAACGGTGATGTTCTTACCTTAGCGGCGGGTGTCCCATCATGGGCAACACCAACAGTTGGTACAGTAACATCCGTTTCTGGAACCACTAACAGGATATCATCAACAGGTGGTGCAACCCCTGTAATCGACATCGATGCCGCCTATGTTGGACAAACATCGATTACAACGCTCGGAACGGTGGCAACAGGAACTTGGGAAGCTACAGATGTTGGAGCGGCACACGGAGGAACAGGAAGGTCCAGCCACACGGCATATGCGGTCATCTGCGGAGGAACAACAGCAACGGCAGCCCAACAGTCTATTGCATCCGTTGGAACGTCAGGGCAAGTCCTAACGTCTAATGGTGCGGGTGCTCTCCCTACGTTCCAAGCTGCGGCAGGCGGCGGATTAACATGGAATGAAGAAACAGGCACTTCCGCAACAATGTCTGTCAATAATGGCTACATAGCAAACAATGCAGCCCTTGTAACATTGACTTTGCCAACAACAGCTGCGGTAGGTGACGTTGTCCGAGTTACAGGAAAGGGTGCTGGGGGCTGGAGAGTTGCCCAGAATGCAAGTGAAATCATCCATTTCCTTGGAACAGATACCACAACTGGGGCAACTGGACGATTAGATTCAACAAACACATATGATTCTGTGGAGTTAGTCTGTATTGTAGCAAATACAGAGTGGAACGTAATTTCTAGCATGGGGAACATCACAATAACATGACGAATAACGCTTGGAATACACCAACTATGGATTCAGTGGGAGATGGCTATACCCTTATAGGGTCTGGTAGTGGAAGGCCAGCCGCAGGGTTAATAACGGGAGATTCAAATGTCACTATCACCCCTGGAACCAACACCCTCTCGGTGTCAAGCTCAGCTACAGGCGGAAACCTTATTAAGATATCGACTGCTTCTGCAAGTGCTTCTGCGTCCATTAGTTTTACGGGACTATCTTCCACCTACCATATGTACATCGTTAGATTTAACAATCTTCAGCCTGCTACAGACGCTACAACGCTTCTGATGCGAACATCAACAGATAATGGCTCCACATATGACAGTGGGGCCAGCGATTATAAATGGGCACTCTATCAAGTAAATGAGTCTGGGGACCCTACAGGTGACGCAGATCAAACGGATTCATCAATCACTATTTGTGGTGTTGCCGCATCCTCGGATGAAATGGGTACTGGTGCTAACGAAAAAGGGAGTGGATGGGTCTATATCTTTAATCCATCTGCAACGACATATACACAGATATTCAGCTCGACTACCTATATCAATGAAGCTGGTCAATTGATATTAAATCAGGCCACTGGGTTTAGGGCATCAGGTGCAGACGTTGACGCAATCCAATTCTTGATGGATTCAGGGAATATAAGCACAGGTGATTTTGTACTTTATGGGGTGACAAACGCATGACACAGAATGCATGGAACACAGATCAACTTAATGCGAATGGCGAAATGCTTATCGGGAACGGGAGCAACCCGCCTTCTGCTGGCACTTTGACAGGTGGTACAAATTGTACAATCGTTAACGGAGCAAATTCATCTCAGATTACCTATACTGGGTCTACCACTGGTGGATGGGTCTTGATTAGTTCGCAAACAGCATCGAGTGCTTCATCTGTTGAATTCACAGGACTTTCTTCAACATATCATGCTTATGTGTTGGTTGTGACAGCATATATCCCAGGAACGGATAATAATAGATTATTGCTTGGATTCTCCACAGATAACGGATCGACATGGGATACTACATCGACAATATATTTCAGAGGATGGAGTATATTAGGGAATGGCACAACTAGTACTAATGATTCCGATATAACTGAGACCGCTAATATAATTGGCAGTGCTTCAGTAGCTCCTGGAAATGCAACAGGGGAATCTTCAAGCTGCGTAGCGTGGATCTTTAATCCATCTGCAACTGATTATCTTCGTGTGACAAGCTATTCAGCAGTTATTGACACTTCCGCTGAGGCGGGGGGAAATACTATCATGTCAGGACGAGAGACCGCATCGGCTGTAAATGCTGTACGTTGCGTTAATCTTGGAAGTAATCTATCAGGTGAATTTAGACTATATGGGGTGGTGGCATCGTGAGTAACAATTGTTGGAATACACCATTTAGCAGTGCTAACGGTCAATTGCTAATAGGACAGGCATCAGGAAGAGCGTCCTGGGCAACGGTGACTGCTGGAAGTGGAGCAAGTATCACAAACGGAGCGGGTTCGATTACTATAGATTTAGATGCGGCAACAAGCGACTTCGAGTTAATTTCATCGGCAACGGCAAGTTCATCAGCCACTATAGATTTCACTGGATTGTCATCTACATATGACACATATTTAGTGGTGATGAGCGAAGTTCAACCTGCAACCGATGGTGTTATTCTTTATATGCGAACATCAACAGACAACGGCACAAGTTATGATTCAGGAGCCTCCGACTATGCGTGGGCATCTCTTGGAACCAACGACGGAGGTACTGGAGATCCTGAAGGATCAAGTGGTGATTCTCAGATTTCGATTGCAGGAGACCAAGCGTCAGAAGAATTAGGCAACGCTGCAAATGAAACAGTCTCTGGAAATGTTTGGATCTATAAACCCTCGGCAACTGAGTACTGTAAATTATTTTTTGATATGAACTATACTGACCTTGTAGATGATCAGTGCTCAGTGACGGGTCAGGCGACGAGATTGTCAGCAGGTGATGTCGATGCTATAAGGTTTTTGATGAGTTCTGGGAATATCTCGACAGGAAATTTTAGACTTTATGGTATGAGGGCATGATGACACCAGTAAAAGTAGATGCGGAGACAGAAGTACAGGCAAGTAATAGTTGCAATTGCAGTTGTCCTTCTAGCTGTTGTTTTAGTTTAGGTAAGCCGAAACACAAGAAAACTTGTGAGTACGCTAAGAACAAATTTAAAGAAATGCAGGTGGAAAATCCAACCTGGCAAAAGGGAGCAAATTATGGCAATGCACAAGATGGTAAACGGGGTTAAGGTTGATCTAAGCCCTGAAGAAGAAGCAGCAGTGGAAGCTGAGTGGACAAAAAACCGTGAAGCTGCAAAGCAAAAAATAGCAGAAAGAAATGCAAAAGTGGCAGAGCAAGAAAAGCTTAAAGCTTCTGCAATGGCTAAATTGAAAGCGATCGGATTAGATGATGCTGAAGTTGCGGCATTAGTGTCTAAACCTATCAGTCAAAAACAAGGTGGTTAATAATGGTCAGATTTGGAGTCCCAGGACAGAATATAAATACGTTGGCCTATACGGATGAAAGACTCGCTGGTGTTCCAGTCGTCCAAGCCCCTAGAAGACCTACTGTAAACGA